GAAACTAAAACTCCATTCTCAATTCTTGGGAAAAGTTTAGCATATTTTCCATCTCCACTAATTGTAATTGATGGTGTGGAGACATAACCAGAACCACCATTCAATACATAAACTTCATCAATACCACCATTATTAATGATTGGTGCAATTACTGCATCAGAACCACTGGAAACCGTGCAAGTTGGTTTTCTATCAAAGTTTAAAATATCTTCAGAACCGTAATCAATACCACCTTCAGATACAAAAATGCCATTAACAAAACCAGTTACAACAGGAACTGCAGTAGCTTGTGTCGTATTAATATTTGAAGATTGAGTTGTTGAAATACCGCTAACATTAGAATTATTTGGAAGACCTGCTACATAAATTGTAATATCAGGGAATTTAAAAGTATGAGTTCCTGAGCCAAAGTTATCAAGTCTTACATAATTATTTGTTTTATAATTTTCTGAACTAAACGTAGTTCCAATGCCAGCAGAAGCTAATCTAAACTTGTCAGAATCAATTTTTATAGCTTGATATTGAATTGCCGAAGATAAGCCAGAAATATTAACGGATGAGCTAAAATATTGAATTATATCACCAGATTCAAATCCGTGATTTTTTGCAAAAATATAATTATCTAAGGTATTAATTCCAACGATAGCGGTTTTAATATCTTTGTAATCTTGTGGTGGATATTGTTGTGAAGGAATTAATACTTTTTTATTTCTATAATTGCTACCAGGATTAGTAACAACAATTTTATCAATTACATTTCTTACGGTGCTGGATACTAGTTGATGACTTCCAGATCCTACACGAGTCAAATTAATAGTGTTAATTCCAGCTAAAGCATCAGATTTTTTTGTTGTGAGTGAAAGATCCGTCTCTGTTTTAACAATTACATAATATTTTGAATTATTAATTAAAAATTCCGTTGTATTATTATTACCAGTAGTACCAATTCCAATGGCAGTATTGCCTAATGTTTTATAAACAACTTCTTCACCATTAGTAAATTTGTGATATGTACCAAAACCAATAATATCTGTGTCAGTATTGACACCTACGACAGAATTAAATTTAATAGAATTTAATACGGATCTTAATCTAGCCTCAGCTGCTGCCCCAGATCCGTTTCCACCTAAAATAGTAACAACTGGTGCTGTTTTATAATCATATCCTGGGTTTGTAACAATTACATTAGTTAATGAACCAGAAACGTGAACAACACCAGTAGCCCCAGATCCTACAGAATCTGATATTAATAATTGCGGTGGATTGATAACATCATAATTTCTTCCTGAGTTTAAAACATCAACTGATTCAATCTGACCATAATATGCAGTATCTGAAAATTTGTTGGATATAATTTCTACACCATTAACTAAGATGCCAATAGGACCAGTTTTTACTACTTCTTCAGGATTTTTATTCTTTGGTGTTATAGGTATCCTTTTTAAAATATTTTGATTGCCTAAAAGTTTTTTGCTTTGAGATGCCTCGGAAATAGTATAACCATTAACTCCATTTCCATTAATTAACTGAATATAATCATTAATAAAAATTCTTGATTGGCTAAAAGCTAGTTTTATATTATTATTATCTATTTTTTTAACAAAAAATATACCAGTATTGATTCCTGATATTGAGTTGCCGTTTGAATCAAAAACTACTTTATCACCAGAATAATATCCATGATTAATAATATTAATAACATCAGTAGTTCCAGTTCCAACACTAAAATATTTTAATTTTGATAATGCTGGTATTCCAGCAGTAATATCATATGATGGTAATCCAGAAGATGTAACGTAAAGATTTTTCTTTTCTTTGTCAATATAAGTATTTTGAATATTTGATACTAAAGAAGATACTTCATCAAATGATGTACCAACACCAGAAGAATACTTAATGTTTCTTCTAGCAACATATAATGCTGTTTGTGATAATGAACCAGAAAAACTAAATGTAAATGAATCAGATGTATTTGTTTGAATTACAGTGCCATCAATCTCTTGTAAACTTTGAGTATCAATTAAAGTCACACTATCATTAATTTTAAAGCCATGAGCTTGCTTTGTATTAATGACTGATGGTGATGATGGTGATATGACACCAAATTGTCTTGGTTGAACTTCTACTTCATAAACTAAATTGTATAGCCAATGATCAAATTTGCCGTTATATGTGCCAGAAACAACTTCTTCACCTAAAGTTTTTACCTTAATTTCATCACCAACTGACAAATACTTAGTGTTTTGTGCTAAAGTTACGTTCTTATCAAGTTGTGCCGTTACACGCATAATAACAGGAAGAGTTTCAACACCATTCTCATATGAATAAATGAAACTATTTTGAGCAATGTCAGAATATAAAGCCAAGCTAGTAGTTAATCCAACACAATTAAAGAATTGTGTGCTAGACTTTGACGTATAAGTTACAATCCCACTGTTAATATACAGTTCACCAGATTCTGCAAAACCAATTGTAGAATCTACCGTAATTGTGCTAGAATTGGCAGCAGTATCAACAGTACATTTTGTGTTTGGGCAAACTGCAAATTCACCAACTGTAGAGTCTAAACTTAATTTAATTTGATAAAATCCACTACCAGCAATATTAATAAGTTGAGAATCATACACATAGCTTGATGCTTGTGGCGAATCTTGGAATATTCCTTGTCCTCTAATATTTTCTACACTACCGCTAATTCTTTGAACAATAAGATTTTTAGTAACCAACCATTCTGCATTAGATGGTTTAATTAGATAATCTTGTGGCTTAATGATATCAGCTTTTGTTTCACCGTATAAAACTTTAAAAATAATTTTAATAGATTCATCTGTACCCTTTGATCTATAAAAATCTTTTGCAAAAGTTAAAAATTTGCCCTTATTTAGCCCATTGGCCAATTCTCTATCTTCAAATCCTGGTAAAAACTGTGCTCTTAGCTTCTTCCAGAATTCTACAGAAAACAGATTACTTAAATTATAAACTGTATCAGTATTGATATGTGCTTCAGCAGCAGTTTCTGAAAATACAAGATATTCAGGATAATTTGTTTTGTGTAAAGACTCTACACCACTGAATCCACGAACGCACCCATAAAAATTAGTTTCATCTTTACTAGTGTATGTAATAATTTCTGTGCCAATTTTAAGCAAACCATATGACTGGGGCCATGCAGCCGTAGATTCAACGGCAATGGTTTCATCGTAAGTTTCAATATCAGCAGTTAAAGTTGTAGAACCATCAAGATATAATGTTTCCTGGAAATTTTCAAAGTTTAAATATTGATCAATATTTTCACTTAAATCAATAGCGCCTCCTTGGCGATCCATTGAAATGTAATATTGCTTTAAAAATTCTACAAATAGAGGATTTTCTTCAGCAATAAATTGTGGGAGTTGAGTCCCAATAATTTGATTCGTCTTTATTCTTTGAATCTGCTTATCAATCATTCTTCGTTATCTTGTGTAATTTCCGTTGACAAAACTTGAAGTGGTGGTAAATCTAGTTCCAGCTACGTTATCACCAGAAGACATAATATCTTTAATCATGGTAAATTTGCTAGATGAAAGATCTAGATTTATGTATAAGTCTTTCAAACCGATAACATCATTAGATTCAGGAATAGCTTGAATTTCAACAACATTATTCGGCTTACTGGTTGATGTAATATTGACACTGTTTAACAAAATTTCACCTTTTTCATAATCAACAGTCCCAGCATTGTTGTTAATGATAACAGGCTCACCAACCGAGTCCAGATAGAAGAAAAATATCTTACCAGATGTATCTGTAATTGGTTGATCTGCAAGATATAATATGTTAGGATTATTCAGGATCTTAAATCCACTTGATTTAATAGAATATCCAGAACTACGGACATGAAACTGATTGCCATAACAAATTTCATATTGTGCATTTCTGTTCAAAACAACGTTTAAATTCCTTCTTAATTTAATTTTGGTAATATTAGATGTAATTGCATTACTTGTACTATCAATTAAACTTACAACTTTACTATATTTTACTCTTCCACCAAATTGATTAGTTTCTTTTGCAGCAGCATATTCAGTCAGAGATGTAACAACTTGACTTTGTAAATTATTAATGTCACTGACCATATTGGGATTATAGTAGACACTTGAGTCTAACTCAACATAAAGATACTTAAGATCAATAATTTCTGGTACAATACCTGCAATACTATACTTTTTAAGATCTCTTAGAATTTCTCTTTTTGAAAACAGAGATATACTAGACCCACTCTTAGGTTTAATAACAATAAAAACTTTACCATATTGAGGTGGATTTAATTCTTCGCCACCATATGCAGATACTGATGCAGCATTTGGATAAATTACAGGAACAATAGCTTCATAATCATTTGCTGATACTGCCCTATACTGTGAAGCATAAAGCCTTGGAGCATAATTCTTAATTGATTTGATTGATTCGATCTCTGCGCCATCAGCAGCAGATTCTACTGTTGTGATACTGAGGTCTGTTTGAGGTATGAAAGTGTTAGTATTGTCAAGGATAACTCCATTAAAAGATAAATTAGTAACACCGTTAGCTTCTTTTCCATTAGTTACAATGTAAGTGGCTTCGATGAAATTATTATTATCAAGTTTCTTTCCGATAATACCATCGCCAAAAACTAATTCATATTTCTCACCAGAAACTTCTTGAACAAGGTATTTTTTAGATACTGTTGTTAAACCTACAATGTTATCAATCTTTTCGTATTCTTCTGATACTTCATCACCTTCAGTTGGTCTTACCTTGACAACTAGTGTTGAAAGATCAATGCCTGGGTTAGGAAGAATAAATTTTTGATCTGGTTGTGTATTGTCAACTGTAAATGTAGATTTTACAAATGAACCTTCGTAAATGTTGATATTTCTAAAATTAGCATAAAGATCGCTGACTGAAGTTGTAATGTCTTCAGGTACACAGAATGAGTAGTTTAAATCGTTAGCAGTGCCTGTAGCAACGACACCAGCCTTTAGTGTAAGCGTCGGGGTGCTGCTCGAAATTCCAGTAGCAGGTACTCCAGCCAAAACAGTAACAACAGCCCTAGCAGCTTTTTTAGACTGGGGTACATAACCGATGTTTCTTGCAAGTGAGACAACATTTTGTCTTAGAACTGCACTATCAAGAAAAACTTCATTGACAACTGCATTGGTATTGTATGCAGTAATATAAGTATTATACGCAAGGGTATCAATCAGAATCGAAAGGTTTGATCCTTCAAAATCGTAATCAGTGAATTCACTGTTAGATCTGATATAATCCTTAATGGATGTTTTAATTTGATCGAAATCTAGATTCGTAAATTGAGTAAACGCCATTATACCCTTGTTGGTTGTAGGATAAACGTAATATCCTGTACAGGAAGTGATAGTCCAATAATATCGTAAACCACACCAACTTCTAATTCATTACTATCAGTAGGAAAAGACACAGTAACATTCTTGAGTCTTATTCTTGGTTCATTATTGTTTAGAGTTGATGTAATTTCGTTTTCAAGTTGAATACGAAGTTCAGGTGTCTGTAGTTCAAAATATGAAGACTCAACTTCCGTACCAATACGATTATTAAAGAATCTCTCACCTACCGAAGTCCTAACAAGATTCATAACAGCGTTTTTAATTGCATTCTCATTTCTGAGTAATACGAGATCTCTTGTAATAGGATGCTTTTTAAAGGATAAACTAATATCTCTAAAAGCCCTGGAGATGGTTACTGACATTGATATAGACAGACTTTTGATTATTTATAGCCTATTCTGCCCACCATTCAACAAAATCATCAAAACCATTAGATCCGCCACACTGACGGCTAAGTCTATCTTTTGGAATTGGGTATAATTCTTCTTTTTGTTTGATGGTTCTTGCCTTATTGAGCCATTTTTCAGATTCAACCTCAGTAATAAGTGTCATTCCACTCTTAATGAAGTCTTCTCCCTTGTCAACAGAGCCATCTAAGTGATTTGGGTGTCCCATGTTACCTCCATAAAAGTCTTTAGAACTTTTAGCGGGGTTTCTATCCCGAGTTTTTCACCATTTCATAGTCATCACCGAGGATTTCTTGCAAATATGCATCATCCCAGTGACCATAATACTCAGTTTTGGCTAATTTTTCTCTAAATTTCTTTAATTTTTCATTTGGTTGAGCCAAAATGAGGTTATAAAGCCCATTATTGGTCTGAATACCACCAATATAGTTGCTGTAAGAGCCACAATCCTTGAAAAAATCCCAAGTCTTGTAGACTTTATTGTATATATCGACCCATTGATCGATGTCTTTGACAGTTAAATCGTCTTCAACAATAAAAATAACGACATCGAACCCATCTAGGGGCTCGATATCGTCAATGTTACACTCTATAATCTTAAATTTTGCAGTGGAAGCGAAAGGACAGATCGCAAAATTGGACAATTCAGGTCTAAGTTTAGAGACTTCTTTAATCCAGTTCCTTACATGCGCTTCCTTTTGATTCATCCTTGTCCTCTATAACGCTTCTTTGCGCCGTTTCTTGAGCTTGCAGCATATAAAGTATGCTTTCCCTTCCCTTGACGGGTCTTCTTGGGTTTATGATCGATAACAACTTTATTGGTTAGTGATGGGCGCTTCGCCATAAGTATCTCCTACTTTAAGTTTCACATGTACGTCTTTAGGATCTGGCTCTCCAATCTCATAGTAATCTTGAGCCAGATCGAGTAGCATATTTCCCATATCTTCATAATGAAGATCATCGGCATGTAATTCATCTTTGATAAAAATCGCAAAGCGATCAGATGACTCGGGTTTTTTCATGTCCTACGCGAATGAGGGGGTTACACCAAATCTCAAAGCCAGCTTTCTTAGCATCAAGACAGAATGAAACGTCTTCACCACACATGTCTTGAACCTCACCAGATTCAAAGATTTGCATCTGAGGAGCAAACCAAGGATAGGTGAGAGATTCAAATACACCTTTCTTGATGAGTACCCAACCAAAACCAGTGTAGTCAACGGTGAATGGCTTCTTACGCTTGCTCATGGATTCCACGGTCTCATGATTCATGACACCACGGTTCTTCTTGAATTCCTCTTCGGACAGCCAATGAGCAACGGAGGTCGTGTGACCATCTTCCGTGGCATACCAACCTGCAGCAATGTCCTTATCCATTGCAAACAGACGCAGTAGACCTTCGGTGTTGAAAACGATGTCGTTGTCAATCCAAAGCTGGTAATCGTACTGCAGTTTACCATCCCAAGGAACCTGCTTAGGCCCACGCAGAACGTTTGCACCGAGGCACTTGCAACGGGCAAAGTTTACCATGGAGCTATAATCTTGTGAGATCTGGATGCTAACGCCCATCTGCACTAGATCAAAGCACATTTGTACAAAGTTCTTTAGAAAGGTATATGAACATCCGCGACCAGGCAAGCAGAAAACCAAAGACTTACCTTTAATCATTTCTTTTGTTGCTTCAAGATCAAATTCATCTTGAGACTTAGGCGGTTCTGCCGCCGTTACACTAAATCCTTTTGCCATAAATTAGTCAAGGGTTTACGAATTGATTCTAACAGAGTTATTTAGCGGTGTCAAGAATGAGCTTAACGGGCGGCTTTCCCTAAATAACTTTATAAGAACTATAAGATACGCATGGACGATCCAACACTCAGAACATTATTAGACACGTACTCTAAGATGTACGCTGTTGAAGAGGAAGTTGTGGAAGAAACGACAGAAGAACCAGAAGAATTATCCGAGGCTTGCTGGAAGGGTTATGAGAAGAAAGGTATGAAGACAATGTTTGGAAAGAGATATCCAAACTGTGTAAAGAAAGAGGCTTATGACATTATTCTTGATTATCTTATCTCAGAAGGTTTAGCATCTGATGTTGAGTCTGCTGACAAGATTATGCTAATCATGTCTGAGGATAAGATCAAAGAGATTGTCGCAGAAGACTTGGCTAGCAGAGCTAAATCTGTAGTTGATGATCAAAGAGCTGGCTCTTATGGTATGGCGGATGATCTTAATAAGACTAGAAAAGCCTTAGATAAGTTAAAGCCTTATCCTGCTGGATTTCCTGCAGTCAAGGGAGTCTAAGTAATATTCTCGCAATCTCCCCAGTAGTCAGCAGAATATAAGAAATCTCCTGGTAGCGAATCTCCAGGTTCTTATGCAGGCTTGACATTTTTGCTGGGGAGATATTTTTTCTTAAACTCATCGAAGCCTTCTGGGGGT